CACTGTTGAGTTAGATGATCCAGCAAATATCTCGCAGATTACCTCTCCCGCAGATAATGACAAGTACCTCATCTGGGATGAAAGTGCAAGCGAGTACAAGTATATTGAGCAAAGCGACTTGGCTTCTTCTATATCTGGCTCCATTGGAGTAACAACAGAGCAGTCTTTATATGCACGACCCAATAGTAGTAACGCTATATCGAGCACTGCAATCGTTCCTATACAGATGGCGGAGATATATGGCGACTCTTCAGCGACTGGTTCTACTTCTGCTGCAACATCTTCAGTAGTGTTCGGCACAGGAGCCGCGACTTTCTTGCAATTAGCACAAGTATCTGACCCAAGAGATACCATTCTATTAAACGAGAAGGCCGGGTATTACAGAATCACAGCATCTATTGAGTTGGATTCTTCAGCGAATACTGACGTAGACCTACAGATATACGACTACAGTAGTGCTACATCGCTCGGTGATTCCTTTAGAACAGTGAAATCTGGTGAGACATACCATGCTCAATTCAGTATATTATACTACAGTGACGGGCTTGCTGGATATTACATCCAGATGAGAGCACAGGCAGGTGCTTCGGGTGTCACTGTAAATCAAGCAAATACGTTTGTACAAGTTGAGTATATTGGTACAAACGAATCTTTCTAATGACTCACAAGGATAGAATTGAATTTTTCCAATTACTTCGACTTAAACTTGATGAAATAGAAGACATTATGGAAGCGTATGGAGGTAAACAACAGTTTCTTTCCATGTGGTGTTTCGGTGTGTATGTGCCAGAAAGCAAGCAAGACCCAGATCGCTATGAGATGATAGCAGGAATGCACATGGCTATGGAAGATGAATTTGATTTAATGGCTACCACTGTAGAGGAATGCTTCGAGGAACACCGAAACAACCCAGATGACGAAGCGGATTCTGGAACAATTGACTACTGGTTAAATAAATAAAATGGAACTTATTAGAAAAATCATCATCGGGCAGAACCCGAAGGATGCCATGGCTTATTACGTGGGCCAGCGTGCAGGAGACTCAATCATTGATTCAATAGTAATGGACGAAAGATGTTTTGTAAAACACGGAATTCGTCGCTATCTTGTATACATCTATAATGAGGACGAGGGCACCATGCTCTGGAAGACGATAGATGATATGCCAGTATTAATTGAACATGATTGTGACTTCAAATGATTGTAATTGACGACTTTGTAAGAGACTATTCACTTCTAAAAGAGATAGAGGAGAATAAGGAAGAATTCTTTTCCGACAACGGAAACTACTATTGGTGGGACGGCTGGTGGGCTTCACCAGATGATACCTTAAAGAAAAGGCTCATTAAGTATTTGTGGGCAGACCGTTCGCCGTATGACCCTGTGACCATCTCTGGTTTTGAGTATTGGACAGGTCAGTTTGGTCCGGATAAGGGATCAGATTATCTCAATATGCACCTTGACAAGGATGAAGACCTATGGAAATCGCAGGGAGAACTATCCAGTCCTATTATCGGAACAGTCTTCTACCCTGTTCCCATGGATATAGAGGGTGGGTACTTAGAGATATTTAATCATGGTGTAGACAACGAGCCAGAAAGGATAGAAGCAAAGTTCAATAGGCTTATCATATTTGACGCAGGTGGCACACACCACAGGGTAACCAAGGTAACGAAAGGGTTACGTTCTGCAATTGCAGTCAACTTATGGGACCCAAAGCCAACAGGTAATCTAAAACAGGAATGAAATCGCTACGTCATTTCTTAGTTCGTGTTCCAAACGTCACTAAGGACACCATAAAGATTAATGGTGAGACCATGTATCTGGACACTAAGTTCGATGAGTTCAATCACAGGACTATGGACGGGGAGGTTGTCGCCACTCCTGCTAAATACGAAACAGAAGTAGAGGTAGGAGACACCATGTATTTTCATCACCATGTAGTACTCGGGGGTAATCACCTCATGTTGTCTGATGAGACCACTCAGTTAGAAGAAACAAAGAAGCGTGGTCAGTTCATTGACCCAGACGATGACATCTATGTAGTGTACTACGACGGTAATCGTGATCCTATATCCACACAAGCCTACGCATTCAAGAGTAAAAGAACCGGAGAGATTCGGTTACTTAGTGATTGGATTTTCCTTGTACCAGAAGACCAGGAAGAACCAGAGGAGGAAGAATACGAATTCGGAGACCATGTGATATACCTTCTCCCAAAGAAAGAGGAACCGGAGGAGAAGTTTGGTTATGTGAAGTGGTCTTCACCTAAGTTGGAAGAACTCGGCTTAGAGCCAGGAGACAAGGTACTGATTAGAAAGAATGCCGACTACCAGATGGAGGTAGACGGAGAGAGGCTGTATAGAACTTATTTGAAATCAATCCATGGCAAGGTCGAAGAAGTATAACAACATTGATACCGCAGAGCGTTTGATGCAAGCGATGCAGGTTGCTATAGAGAACATGATTAACGAGATACAGAAGCCCGTGGATCAGGAACTCAGTGGCTCCCAAAGAAAAGCGGAGTTGCAATCCATAAAGCAAACAGCGGTTGATGCAAAAGAACTAATTGTTGAAAGAGAAAGACTTGAGCAACTCATTAAAGGACTTAAGCAAGATGGAGAAATCAAAGAAGAACGAGACTACTCCGGAGGATTCGCAGAGCAATACTCCAAGTAGTCAAGTCTTCATTTACTGGGATTATTAGTACGTAGCCCAGTATGTAGTGTGTGAGTGTACGGCGGCGATATCACAGTCTTCAAAGACACAGGTTTGACCCGCTGTACTTGCGCTACTTGCGCAGGATGTAAGTGTACACACCACTACGAATAGAAATAGTTTCTTCATAGTCCTGGTGTTAATTTAGTGTTAAGATAGTAAAATGGCGGGACTTATACAAATAGAAGATGAATTAGTAGTCAATATATGCCCTGACGAAACATCAGGCGACGTCAGTCTATACTTTGACTTACCTATACAGTTCCCTAAGAAACCCGCTAAGAAAGACATACTGTTCCACGACAAGCCCAAGGAAGAGCAACGCTGGGTGAGAGAGGAACTACCACAAGAACTCAGAAGGATACGCTCTATGGAGGAGTGGATGGAAATGCCAGAGGCATTCCGAAGGAAACACACCCCATACATCAGTCAAGAATATAAAAGAAGAAGAAATGGAGTATGGTTCTACAACAACGGGGTACCTACCTACATCACAGGAAACCACTACTTTTTCCTACAGTGGTGTAAGATTGATATCGGATACCCATCTTACCTCGACTTTCAGCGGGAACTATTCATACACCTTGAAGCCTGTATAGCAGACCCACGCTGTATAGGGCAGATATACGTAAAGTGTCGTCGATCTGGATACACGAATATGTCTGCGGCTATCCTGGTGAACGAAGGTACACAGGTTAAGGAGAAACTACTGGGCATCATGTCAAAGACAGGATCAGATGCGCAGGAGAATATATTCATGAAGAAGGTGGTGCCTATTTACAAGTCGCTACCTTTCTTCTTTAAACCTATTCAAGATGGTACTACTAACCCCAGGATGGAACTCGCTTTTAGAGAGCCTTCAAAACGCATTACCAAGAAGAACAAAACTTCTTCCAGAGGAGAGGCGCTTAACACAATTATTAACTGGAAGAACACCACGAACAACGCATATGATGGTGAGAAACTACACATCCTGTATCTGGATGAGGCGGGTAAATGGGAAAAAGGTAATGATATACGAGAAGCCTGGAGGATACAGCGCACTTGTTTGCTGGTAGGTAGAAAGATTGTAGGTAAAGCATTGGTAGGTAGTACAGTAAATCCACTGGACCGAGGAGGTACTCAGTACCGGGAAATGTTTTACTCAAGCGATGTTAATGACAGAAACGCAAACGGCAGAACAAAGACAGGTTTGTATGGATGCTTTATACCAGCGTATGACGCATTAGAAGGATTCTTTGATATATATGGTATGCCTGTAGTAGACGACCCAGAGAAACCAACAATAGGACTTGAGGGCGAATACATAAGCATAGGTGCAAAGACCTATTTGAAGAATGAAAGAAAAGGACTGGCAGGAGATTCTTACGAACTCAATGAGGTAATTAGACAGTTCCCCTTCACTGAGGCTGAGGCATTTAGAGATAGCGCCAAGGCTTCTTTGTTTAACGTCCAGAAGATATACGAGCAGATAGAATACAATCAAGACCTGTTTCCATCACCTGTTGTTGTAGGGAACTTCAATTGGGCAAACGGTGTACAAGACAGCGAGGTTGTGTTTAGTCCAGATCCAAATGGGAGATGGAGAGTAACATGGATGCCCCCAGTAGATTTAAGAAACAAGACCAAGCCAGAGAACAACTGGCTGGGCTGTGCTGGTGTGGATAGTTATGATATTGACGCCACTGTAGACGGGCGTGGTTCTAAGGGCGCATGTCACTTCTTTAATAAGTTTAACATGACCCACCCTTCTAATATGTTTGTGGCAGAGTATGCGTCACGTCCACCGTTGGCTAAAATATTTTATGAAGACATACTGATGGCTGCTAAGTTCTATGGTTACCCTGTACTGATTGAGAACAACAAGTATGGAATCGCAAGGTACTTTGAATCAAGGGGTTACGACCACTTCTTGTTAGACAGACCCGCTCACCTTACCTCAACATACGGAAGTAAGACAAAGACTAAGGGTATACCATCAAACTCACAGGACGTTATCCAGGCACATGCACAGGCTATTGAATCTTACATACATGCACACGTAGGGCTGAACGAGGAGACCCTTGAGTTTGGTAAGATGTACTTTGAAAGAACCCTCGAGGATTGGATTAATTTTAAGATAGACGATCGTACCAAATATGACCTTTCAATTTCAAGTGGATTAGCACTTCTTGCAGCGCAGGGGCATAAGCCAGAGAAACCAAAAAGTGATTTCACTGGCAAGCAATTCTTCCGTAAAGGTCAGATAATTATACGAAGATAATAAGAGGTATATTTGCAGTAGTAGCAATCTTGAGTATGGACAACGAATACAAAAATGGACAATCATCCTTTCCGGACCCATTGGCGCCAGTAGAGGAGAAGATGTCTAACGAATACGGCCTATCGTATGCGAAGGCTATGTTTGCTCAATGGATTGGTAGTGACTATCAGAACTCTCTGTACGGGAGAAGAAACGGCGAGTTTGAGCGCTGTAGAGATTACGCACAAGGAACGCAGGACACATCAATCTATAGACAAATACTAAACTCTCTCGAGAACAACAACGGCGATGGAACATTGTTGACTCTGGATTACACACCAGTGCCTATCGTTCCTAAGTTTGTAAAGATTGTTGTAAATAAGATTCTTTCAAAAGAACCATACCCACAGATTGAGGCTATTGACCCACTCTCTAAATCAGAGAAGGACAAGAAAAAGAATGCTACAGTATTGCGTATTGAGAATCGTGATATGATTGAAGAGGCTAAGTCGCTTGGCCTTAATGTAAAACAAGACCCATCACAACTTCCAGAGACCCCAGAGGAGACTGAGATATTCTTAGATACAAACATCAAGACGGACGCAGAAATCTCTGCACAAATTGCTACTGAGATGACATTGAAGTGGAACGACTTCAATCAATCTATCTACCGTCGTTGTGTCGAAGACTTGACCACCCTCGGTATGGGTGTTGCTAAACGAAGCAACGACCCTAACTATGGAATCAAGGAAGAGTATGTAGACCCAAAGAAGTTTATCCACAACTACACGGATGATCCGAACTTCACAGAACTCACTTACGCTGGACACTTTAAGTACATCACAATTATGGACTTGAAGCGTATTGCTGGTGACCAGTTCACTGAAACGCAGTATGAGGAGATTGCTAAGACGGTAATGAACAAGTACGGCAATAACCCTACACAATTCTCTACTACTGGGTATACTTACGACAGACCAGGAACCAGGTACCGTCAAGGATACGACGAGTACAAGATTGAAATCCTGGACTTTGAATACATGTCTGTTGATGACATCATCTACGAGAAGAAAGAATCAGCATACGGTAACATTGGTTTCTATTACAAGGGTAACGAGTACAATGCACCTCAGCAATCTGTATACAACAGAGAGGCGGTGTACATGAAGAATGCAACTGTATATGGTGGTTCGTACATCACAGGCACAGAGCATATCTTCAACTACGGACCTAAGAAGAACATTCCTAAGAACGTACACGATATCTCACGTGCACGTTTATCGTACAGCATTGTCGCAACCAACATCCGTGGAATGATACCTAAGTCAATGGTATCCTCTGTTATCGGATTTGCCGACATGCTCCAGATCACACACTTGAAACTTCAACAGTCTATTGCGAAAGCAAAACCAGATGGACTCATCATTGACATTGAGGGATTAGAGAATGTACAACTTGGACGTGGTGGAGAACTACAGCCGTTAGAAATCCAGGACATCTACGAACAAACTGGTGTGTTCTATTACCGCAGTAAGAATCCAGAAGGAGGATTCCAAAACCCACCTGTTCGAGAAATCGGAAACCGTATCCGAAATATTCAAGAACTGGTAGCGCTATACAACCACTACCTCGGAATGATTAGGGATGCTACAGGTATCAACGAGGTGATGGATGGCTCTACACCAAAAGGAGAAGCACTCGTAGGCGTGAATCAGATGGCGATGGCTGCAGGTAACAATGCGATATTCGATATTACGAATGCCGCTATGGTTCTGTACAAAAAAGTATGTGATGATATTGTACGCTGTCTACAGGTTATTCCGCCAGAGAGTATTCTTTATAAAGTTTATACGAACGCTGTTGGTGATACCAACATGGCTGTTCTAAGTTCATTTGACAACCTGTCCATGTACAACTTTGGCGTTATGGTTGTGACGGAGATGAACGACACAGACAAACAATACCTTGAACAAAACATTCAGATTGCACTTGGACAAAGAGAAATTGATCTTGAAGATGCGATTGCCATTCGTCAAATCAAAGACGTTGAGCAGGCTGAAAGACTCTTGGTTGTTCGCAGAAAGAAACGAATCAAGCAGCAGCAAGAACAAGCCCAGCAGCAAGCACAAGTAACAGCGGAGGTAAATGCTCAGCAAACTCAGATGGCGGCACAGATGGAGATGCAGAAGAAACAAATGGATGCGCAGATAGAAGCGCAGCGCATGCAATTAGAGGCACAGGTCAAAGCACAGTTGATTCAACTTGAGTACCAGTATAAGATTGAAATCGAGAAGATGAAGGGAGAGTACGGGGTAGTTGAGCAACAAATAGAAAGCGGTAATCGAATGATGGCGGACGCCGAATCAGAGAAACGCAAAGACCAACGAATAGACAAACAAGCCTTGGCTCAAAGTAAATTGATTGCACAGCGTCAAGGGCAACGCCCACCGCTTGACCAAGACATAGTAACTAACCTAACAATATCATAAAAAATGGGATGCTCATCTTGTGGATCTGGGGCTTGCGGTTGTAGCAATCCCACTAATGTAGACCTAAACAGCGCAGCGCAAGTAAACATTTGCTGCCGCAGAGGGGATACCTTTACATTGAACTCAACAGTAAAAGATACTGATGGAACAGCGATAGACTTAACGCTGTATACTTATAAAATGGAAGTAAGAGAATATGACAATGGGCCTATTGTTATTCCAAGTACAGACATAACAATTACGGGCACCGCAGCAGGTGCTCTTAGTATTTCTATATCTGCCACCGACATGCAGGTAGATGCAGGCACTTATGTGTATGGCTTGCAGGCTACGCTTATATCAGACAGCAGTGTAGACACGTGGTTTTACGGATTGTTTGACGTAGTTCAAGACATCGTACAATAAAAATAAACTAAGCAAATGGCTATAGATATCACCATAGAATCTGGATCGGGACTTGTTTTTGATTTGACTGTTCCTGCGGAGACAAGCATTATTGTCACCAAAGGAGATGTCAAGCAATTGCCTGGTGCCAAAGGCGCGCAAGGAGACAAGGGCGCTAAAGGAGCCCAGGGCCCTACTGGTGATAAGGGTCAAAAAGGTGAAGTTGGAATCAAAGGCGATACCGGAGCCAAAGGCGACCAAGGAGAAAAAGGTCAGAAAGGAATTGCTGGAGACAAGGGTCAAAAAGGAGAAGTAGGTTCCAAGGGAGATACAGGAGACAAAGGTGATACCGGAGCAAAAGGTGAGCAGGGCGTCAAAGGAGCACAAGGAGACAAGGGAATCAAAGGAGATACTGGAGCCAAGGGTGATAAGGGTGACGATGGAAACAAGGGCTCTACTGGTGATAAAGGTCAAAAAGGAGAAGTCGGCGACAAGGGCGTTGCTGGAGACAAAGGCCAAAAGGGAGAAGTAGGTGACAAAGGAACTACTGGTGACAAGGGTCAGAAGGGAACTACCGGAGACAAGGGAGTCAAAGGCGAAGTCGGAGACAAAGGGGATACCGGCGCTAAGGGAGACCAAGGAATTAAAGGGGACACTGGTGCCCAGGGAGACAAAGGTCAGAAGGGTATTGATGGCTCTAAAGGAGATAAAGGCCAGACCGGAGACAAGGGTCAGAAAGGACAAACAGGAGATAAGGGCCAGAAAGGTGAAGGCGGTGGAGAAGGCGCCAAAGGAGACAAGGGTCAGAAAGGAGATAAGGGACTTGACTCAGATGTTCCTGGTCCAAAAGGAGAGAAAGGTCAGAAGGGACTAACCGGAGACAAGGGTGTTACCGGAGACAAAGGTGCTACCGGAGATAAGGGTGACACCGGGGTTAAAGGAGAAAAGGGTCAGAAGGGACGCATTGGCGAACAAGGCGATAAAGGACAGAAAGGTGACAAAGGTTTAGATTCTGATATTCCTGGACCTAAAGGACAAAAAGGAGAGCAGGGAGATAAAGGTCAGAAAGGCACCACTGGTGACAAAGGAGTTACAGGTGATAAGGGTCAGAAAGGCGATAAAGGAGTTAAGGGTGACCTTGGACCAGCATCTGACGTACCTGGCCCTAAAGGGGAGAAGGGTGAGAAAGGTAGAGATGGTGGCTCTGGTGCTAAAGGGGCACAAGGGGACAAAGGACAGAAAGGTGAAATAGGAGTCAAAGGTGACCAAGGTTCTAAAGGAGACCAGGGCGACAAAGGCCAAAAGGGTGACCTGGGTCCTGCATCTGATATCCCTGGTCCAAAAGGACAGAAGGGCGAGAAGGGAGAAAAAGGACGAGACGGCGGTTCTGGAGCCAAGGGCGCACAGGGAGACAAGGGACAGAAGGGCGACCAAGGAATCAAAGGAGTTAAAGGAGAACAAGGAGACAAGGGCCAGAAAGGTGAAATTGGCGTCAAAGGTGACCAAGGACAGAAAGGTGCACAGGGCGCTAAGGGTGACCAAGGAGACAAGGGACAGAAAGGTGACAAGGGTTTAGACTCCGATATCCCAGGCCCTCCAGGACCAAAGGGTGACCAAGGAGAGAAGGGTATCACAGGAGATAAGGGTGTTACAGGAGATAAGGGAGACAAGGGCCAGAAAGGTCAACTTGGTCCAGCGTCTGATGTGCCGGGTCCTAAAGGAGAGAAAGGAGAGAAAGGTCGTGACGGAGGTTCTGGCGCTAAAGGAGCACAGGGTGATAAGGGACAAAAGGGCGAGATAGGAGTTAAGGGTGACCAGGGAACCAAGGGAGACCAAGGTGATAAAGGTCAGAAAGGTCAACTTGGTCCCGCTTCAGATATTCCCGGACCTAAAGGTGACAAGGGTGAGAAAGGCGAGAAAGGCCGTGATGGAGGATCTGGAGCCAAGGGAGACCAAGGAGCCAAAGGTAATCAAGGGGTTAAGGGTGACCAAGGCGATAAAGGTATTCAAGGCGATAAAGGTCAGAAAGGTGAGATAGGTGTCAAGGGTGACCAAGGACAGAAAGGTGCCCAAGGCGCAAAAGGAGACCAAGGGGATAAGGGTCAAAAAGGAGATAAAGGACTGGACTCAGATATCCCAGGACCAAAGGGCGACCAAGGCGCCAAAGGAGAGAAGGGACAGAAGGGAGACCAAGGCACTAAGGGAGACCAAGGTGACAAAGGACAAAAAGGTCAGTTAGGACCAGCATCGGATGTACCTGGACCAAAAGGTGCCAAGGGAGAGAAGGGCGAGAAGGGTCGTGACGGCGGCTCTGGTGCGAAAGGTGACCAAGGAGAGAAAGGTGCACAGGGCGCAAAAGGTGACCAGGGAGATAAGGGACAGAAAGGACAGAAAGGTCAAAAGGGAGAAATCGGAGTCAAAGGTGACCAAGGAGCCAAGGGCGCACAAGGTTCTAAAGGAGACCAGGGAGACAAGGGAGATAAAGGACAAAAAGGAGACAAAGGTTTAGACTCAGATATTCCAGGGCCACCAGGACCGAAAGGCGACCAGGGCGCTAAAGGCGTCACTGGCGACAAGGGCCAGAAGGGTGAGATTGGAGTCAAAGGTGACCAAGGAGCCAAGGGTGCACAGGGCGCAAAAGGTGACCAAGGTGCGAAAGGAGATAAAGGCCAAAAAGGAGATAAAGGTTTAGACTCTGACATTCCTGGGCCACCCGGACCAAAGGGTGACCAAGGTGCCAAGGGTGACCAAGGAGATAAGGGAGATACCGGAGCCAAAGGCGCACAGGGCGATAAAGGTGCGCAGGGAGCGAAGGGTGACCAAGGCCCCAAGGGAGACCAGGGTGACAAAGGTGTTACTGGAGACAAGGGTCAGAAGGGAGCACAAGGATCTAAAGGCGACCAAGGAGAGAAAGGTCAAAAAGGACAAAAGGGTGCGCAAGGCGCCAAGGGAGCCCAGGGTGAGAAAGGTCAGAAAGGTGAGTTAGGACCAGCGTCTGACGTGCCTGGACCAAAAGGACAAAAGGGTGCACAAGGTGGACAAGGACCAGAAGGGCCTCCTGGGGCTAAAGGTGCACAGGGAGCAAAAGGTGACCAAGGAGACAAGGGCGACCAAGGAGCAAAAGGTGACCAAGGAGCGAAGGGTCAAAAAGGAGAGATTGGTGTCAAGGGAGCCCAGGGTGCAAAAGGTGCGC